ATACAAACCAAATCCCAATACACAAAAACAAGAATTAAAATTAAACATAGCTAAATATAACAACAAAGGAGCTATATCAAAAATAATAAAACAATAAAGCATGGCCGAACAAGTATATGTTAATTTCCCGTCTCAAGTAGTTAGCGACTTAGAGAAGATGAGCAAAGAGTATGGGCTCAAAGTAGCTAGAGCTATAGAAAGAGAATGGTTTAGCGAAACCAATTCTAATAGATATAGAGATATTCAAAATAAATTTCACTTATTAAGGTTGTACGCAAGAGGCGAACAACCTATTCAAAAATATAAAGATGAATTATCAGTTAATGGTGATTTATCTTATTTAAATTTAGACTGGAAACCAGTTCCTATAGTTTCTAAGTTTGTAGATATAGTCGTTAATGGTATGGCTGATAGATCTTTTAATGTTAAAGCTTATTCTCAAGATCAGTATGGTGTAGAAAAAAGAACTAAATACATGGAATCTATACTTAGAGATATGCAAGCCAAACAATTTAATGATGGCGCTATGGGTAATTTTAATGTTGATTTGTACGAAACAAACCAAGAAGATTTACCTAAAAATAATGAAGAACTATCTTTACATATGCAGTTAAACTACAAACAAGCTGTAGAGCTAGCAGAAGAACAAGCTATAGATGTTTTATTAAAAGGCAATAGATATGATTTAATAAGAAGAAGATTGCTTTACGATTTAACCGTATTAGGTATAAGTTGTGTAAAAACAAGTTTTGATTTAAGCGAAGGAGTAACTATAGATTATGTTGATCCTGCTAATTTAGTTTACTCACACACAGATTCTCCTTATTTTGAAGATATATATTACGTAGGTGAAATAAAAACAATACCTATAAATGAGTTAGTTAAACAGTTTCCACATTTAACACAAGCTGACTTAGAAAGTTTAGAGAAAAAGACGTATCAAAGACCAACATCAGCTAGATACACTGTTAAACAAGTTAAAGACAAAAACAAAGTACAAGTGTTATATTTTAACTATAAAACATACATGAACGATGTTTATAAGTTAAAGGAAACCTCTACAGGAGCTGAAAAAGTTTTACAAAAAGACGATACGTTTAATCCACCTGAAAACAAAGAAGGTGGTTATACTAAATTACAAAGATCTGTAGAATGTATATTTGAAGGAGCTATGATAATAGGAACAGATAAACTTTTAAAGTGGGAAAAAGCTGAAAACATGATGCGTTCTAAAAGTAACTTTAATAAAGTTAAAATGAACTACTCTATTGTTGCTCCAAGAATGTATAATGGTAAAATAAACTCTCTAGTTGGTAGAATAATGGGTTTTGCTGATATGATACAGTTAACACATTTAAAACTACAGCAAGTTATGTCGAAAATGGTACCAGATGGTGTTTATATGGACGCTGACGCTTTAGCAGAAGTTGATTTAGGTAACGGCACAAACTATAACCCACAAGAAGCATTAAATATGTTTTTTCAAACTGGTTCTGTTTTAGGTAGAAGTTATACGCAAGATGGAGATCAAAATTTAGGTAAAATACCTATTCAACAAATTCAAAACGGAGCTGGTGGAAACAAAATACAAAGCTTAATATCTACATACAACTATTATTTACAAATGATAAGAGATGTAACTGGATTAAATGAAGCTAGAGATGCTAGTGTTCCTGATCCAAAATCGTTAGTTGGTGTTCAAAAACTAGCAGCTATGAATTCTAATGTTGCAACTAGACATATATTAAACTCATCTATGTTTTTAACTGTCGAAGTAGCAGAAGCTCTTTCACTTAGAATATCTGATATATTAGAATACTCTCCAACAGCTGATGCTTTTGTTCAATCTATTGGAGCGCATAATGTAGCTACGTTAAAAGAAATGACTGAACTACATTTATATGACTTTGGTATATTTATAGAACTAGATCCAGACGAAGAAGAAAAACAATTATTAGAAAACAATATACAAACAGCTTTATCTCAAGGGTTAATAGATTTAGATGACGCTATTGATATAAGAGAAATTAAAAATGTCAAATTAGCTAATCAATTATTAAAAATAAAACGAAGAGCTAAACAAGAAAGAGATCAAGCTATACAACAAGAAAATATGCAAGCTCAAGCGCAAGCTAATGCTCAGGCACAAGAAGCGGCGGCTCAAGCTGAGATACAAAAAAATCAAGCTTTTACTCAAGGTGAGATTCAAGTTGAAACAACAAAAGGTGAGTTAAAACTTAAACACTTAGAAGAGGAAGTTAGATTTAAAAAAGACTTAATGCAGTTTGAGTTTGACTTAAACATGAGAATGAAAGATAAAGACAGCGGAACTCAAAGAAACATGGAGGAATTTAGAGAAGATCGTAAAGATCGAAGAGAGGAGAAGGCGGCTACTCACGCTAGTGAAATGGCGCGTCAAAAACAAGCGGTTGGAACTACTAAAAAATTTGAATCTTCAGGTAATGATATATTAGGAGGAGGATTAGGATTAGACAAGTTCAACCCACAAATTGGTAATTAATTTTATAATATTTTATTATGGCGAAAACAAAAAAAGAGGTAGTTGAAAACACTACCAAAGAACAAGTAGTGGAAACTACGCAAAATAAACCAAAGGAGAGTATTCCTAAGGTTGAGTTAAGTAAATTTAAAAGTAAAGACGACAGTAATGTTATTAAAGTCGATTTAAGTAAACCACCAAAAACAGAAGAAAATGCCGATACAAAGCAAGAAACAACAGACGTGGTTAGCGATGAACAAGCCCCAGTTGTTGAGGAAGTGGTTGAAGAAATACCACAAGGGGAAACTACCGTTCAAAATGAAGAAACACCCGTTGTTGAGGAAATAACAGAAGAAGAGGCTAAAGAGATAGAGACAACTAAAGAAGAAGTTGTTAAAGCTGTTGAAGAAGCTGAAACTACAGGAAAACCTTTACCAGAAGGTGTAGAAAAACTAATGCAGTTCATGGAAGAAACTGGTGGTGATTTACAAGACTATGTTAAATTAAACAGAGATATTAGCAGTTTAGACGATCAAGATGTTTTATACGAATACTACAAAGAGACTAAACCGCATTTAACAAATGAAGAAATTAACTTTTTAATGGAAGATCAATTCTCTTATGAAGAGGGAACTGATGACGAAAGAGAGATAAAAAGAAAAAAGCTAGCGTTAAAAGAGCAAGTTGCCAGCGCTAGGTCCCATCTAGACGGGCAGAAGTCTAAATACTATGAAGAAATCAAAGCTGGAAGTAAGTTAACTTCAGAGCAACAAAAAGCTATTGATTTTTTTAATAGATACAACAAGGAATCAGAACAAGCTAAAAAAGCGGCGGATAACAGTAAATCTTCTTTTCTTAAAAAAACTAATGAAGTTTTTAACAACAAGTTTAAAGGTTTCGAATACAAAGTTGGTGAAAAGAGATATAGATTTAATGTTAAAGACGTAGACAAAGTGAAAGATACACAAAGCGACATTAACAACTTCGTAGGAAAGTTTCTTGACGAAAATAAACAAATGTCAGATGCTAAAGGTTATCATAAAGGTTTGTTTACAGCTATGAACGCCGATGCTATAGCTAAACATTTTTACGATCAGGGAAGATCTGATGCTATAAAAGATACTGTCGCTAAGGCTAAAAACATAAATGTTAATCCTAGACAGTCTCATAATCAGGTTGACTCAGGTGGTATAAAAGTAAGAGTTTTAGGCGAAAGCACTTCTGATTTTAAGTTTAAAATCAAAAAGAAAAATTAACTTTAAAATTTAAAAATTATGGCAATAACTGCAGGAAGTAATTTGAACCAAGTTGAAATGCCTCAACAGGTATCAGCGGCAAATTACATCGATTTTACGTCTACCAGTACAGCTGGTTGGCTACAACAATACTTGCCTGACTTGATGGAAAAAGAAGCTGAAGTATTCGGTCAAAGAACTATTTCAGGTTTCTTATCTCAAGTTGGAGCAGAGGAAGCTATGTCTTCAGACCAAGTTGTTTGGTCAGAGCAAGGTAGATTACACTTATCATTTAAAGGTGCTACTCATGCTACTAACGAATTAATAACAATATCACACGATGTTGATGGTAACGCAGTTACTACAACTCATGGTATTAGAGTAAATGATCAATTATTAATAACTACAGCTAGCGTAACAGCGCCTGGTATATGTACTGGTGTTAACGGAGCTGATGTTTATGTTGAACTTTACGACGGTACTGATATTACAACTACATTAGGTGGTTCTACAACGGTACAGGTTTTAGTTTATGGATCTGAATACGGTAAAGGACAATCATACAGAACTAGTACGGATGGCTCAACTATAAGTGATGCTACTACAAGAACGTCTTTAGAACCACAATTCAAATCTTTTACTAACAAACCAATTATCTTAAAAGATTACTTTGAGGTAACAGGATCTGACACGTCTCAAATAGGATGGGTTGAGGTTTCTACTGAAGATGGTAATTCTGGATATTACTGGTATGTTAAAGCTGAGTCTGAAACTAGAATGAGATTTGCGGATTACTTAGAAATGGCTATGTTAGAATCTGTTAAAAACAGTGCGGCTCATGGAGATACTACTGTTGATACGCTTCTTGGTATAGCTGGTCAAGCTAACTTTGGTACACAAGGTTTATTTGATGCTGTAACTAAAAGAGGTAACGTAACTTCTGGTATCACTGGTGTTAACGCAGCTACTGATTTAGCTGAGTTTGATGCTATATTAGCTGAGTTTGATAACCAAGGTGCTATAGAAGAAAACATGATGTTTGTTGATAGAGCTTCATCGTTAGCGATAGACGACATGTTAGCTTCAATGAATTCTTACGG